TAAATCCACATCAGCAACGATCGAGACAGTTCTTAAACAAGTTACAGGGTTTTCTCGTCAGTGCGAATCTCTTGAATCTTTTTTCACATTTGGTATTGAGGCTATTCAAGGTCTCGTCAACTATGTTCGTCTAGAACTATTGGGTCTACCATCTTTGCAATTCCTTGTCAACAAGCGACCTGATTTAGCCAAGTTTGAAGAAGACTTTACTAAACTCACTGATGAGATCACCCTTGGTACGTTTGTTTATGACACAATGTCATCGCAGCGTGTCGAGGAGTTACATTTGAGAGGTACGTGCATTTATAATGCAATGCCTCGAGATTCCAAAACTTCGAATTTGTGCACGAGTATACAGATCACGCTCGGTGAGCTTGCTAAGGTCAAATCGGAAATGCGCAAAATGAACCTCGGTTTTGATGGGATACGTGAGGAGCCAGTTGTGCTCCTAATGCGTGGTTCACCCGGTGTTGGGAAGTCGGCTTGTATGGAACACATATCTACTAGGATTCTTCCTATGATAGTTCCCCCTGAGAAGCATGAGGCCTTATCTGCTGATCATTCCAGTTTCATCTTTGCACGATCTGCTGAGTGTGTTTATTGGGAAGGTTATGATTTGAATAAATATGTGTGCTACTTTGACGACTTCTGCCAGGCTCGTGATGTTGCTGGTACGCCAGATGCCGAACCACTTAATATGATTCGCGTGTCAAATATTTTCCAGTATTGTCTTCATATGGCTGGCATAGAGAAGAAAGGGAACCAGTATTTCCACTCTCGCCTTATCATCGCAAATACTAATTTACGCAAGTTCAAACTTGAAAGTATTAACGATATTGAAGCTCTGCTTCGTCGCTTTGATATAGTTGTTGACGTTTGCCCTAAAATAGAGCACACCACTGAGTCCACTAAGTCAGAAGGTGTTTGGGGTCGCCGCATGGATTATTCTACGCTACCTCTGAACGATGACGGTGTCACCATGTTGAGCCCATACTGTCTCGAATTCCATTTATGTAAGCGAGTTGGTTCTGATTTTGAACCCGCTGGCGAAATTCTTGATTTTGAGGCCCTTATCTCCCGCATTAAAGCGCTCATTGTTACTAAGGCCTCTAGGCTTAAAGCCTATAAGTCAGAACTTGAGGTCTCTAAGGCTAAGGGATTCGCGGAATATAATGCCAATAGACCACAGTCTTCTTGGTATCCTCGTGCGCCAATCAATACTAGACTTAGTGTTAGAGAGAGACAGGATATATCTCGTATACTTGTTAACCACGAACGGATTGAGTCTTTGCAGTGCGCTATGTACACTGTTGGACTCGTCGAGTTTATAACAGGTAAACTTTTAACTTTTGAAGAGGCTTATGACTTTCTTCAATTATTCGTCCCAGATGAATTTGACATCGCCATTGAGGGTGGTGTCAACCAGCTCTTACAATTTTGTAGAGAGAGGTCGTATGATTTGAAAGTTGATTACTTACTCGACCCAACTCCTGTTGGTCATCAAATTTCTATTTCGTCGAAGGTCTTACGTTTGTTCTCTGAAGCCAAACTCAGGGCTATGACCTTTGTTACAGAGTCTCTTGCTGCTACACCCGACTTTGTGCGTAGCTTTGAGTTGCATCACCTGATAATGGCACAAACTGTCGCCACGATGTTTGTTCCTGTCATGTCAGTTTTGTATAGACTTGTGTTTTCGTCCTCTAGTGGTGGTGCGACCTTTGTGCCCGACCAGAACGAGGCTGAATATAAAGGTCGTCGTGGTACTGGTAACAAGAAGAAACATGGTCACGTTTCTAGGGATGATTTCAAGGCTTTTGCTAACGAACTTAATAACCCCCAGATGGCTATTAAGCACGACCCGGGTAATGTTCAAATCATGGACAAGGTTGTTAAGCGCAATATGTATGAGATATATTTGCCGAGATCTGAGTCTAGAACGGGATTTATTCTTTTTGTTGCAGATCGTGTGGCTATCATGCCTAAACATTTCCTAACAATGTTGTATGCTTATGCATCTGAAGACCCTAGTGTGCTTAGTGACACCTTTGAGTTGAAGAAATGTATGAGCGCGATAACTTTTCGATTTCCTTGCTCCATTTTGACAGACTTTCAGCAGACTACTGAATTTGAGGGTCTTGATCTGGCAATGGTCCAATTTCCTAAAGACGTACCAGTCCACCCTAATATTACTAAGTACTTCGTTTCCAAGAAGTTTGCTGATACTAATAATGACAATAAGGTGCGTCTTGTTGTGCCTACTATTGGTAATGTGGGTTCCTGGATGGGTCAGGCGACCGTTAGGTCTAGCACCCGCATTATCGGCGAAGATATGGAATACACTCTTACCAAGTCATACCATTACCCTGCCCTTACGACTGTTGGTGACTGTGGTGCGGTTTTATCCCTTGTGGATGCACATGTTCAAGTCGAGAAGATCATGGGAATTCATACCGCCGGCAACAGTGGCAATGGTACTGGCATCTCTACTGCTATCAATCGTGATCAGATTGAGTCCTGTCTTAAGAAATTCAGCAATCTTATATTCTCAGAATATGAAGATGATGCCAAGGCGCAGTGCATGATTATGAAGCATGATGGTAGATTCCAGGAAATGTACACTCATGACTTGTGCGTTATATCACCCTCAGAAACTAAAATACGTAGGTCTGAGTGTCATGGTGCTTGGGGTCCGTCTTTGATGGAGCCTGCCATCCTTAGACCTGTTGTTGGTGATGATGGTATACGTATTGATCCACTTGCTAACGCTCTTGACAAGTATTGTACACCATATATTTATATTGACCCAGTTAAGATTCAGATGGCGGCAGATTCCCTTTATGATGATCTTATGTATAATTCCCCTGAGCCTTTTGTCAGCCGGATATACACATTTGAGGAGGCCGTTAGTGGTCTCGAGAATGATGACATTTTTGGTGGTATTTCACGTAGCACCAGCCCTGGATTTCCTTATTGTGCACTACCTGGTAAGAAAATGTCTGGGAAACGTGAATGGTTTGGTGCTGATGGGGATTATGATTTTACATCACCTAAATGTCTGATACTCAGGAAACGTGTTGATCACATCTTGGATATGGCAGCAAAGGGTACTAGATTGGAACACATTTTTACCGATTTCCTTAAAGATGAGCGCCGTAAGCTTTCTAAAGTTAAGGATGGCTCAACAAGACTCATATCTGCGTGTCCGCTTGATCTACTTATTGCATATCGTATGATGTTTGGTTCTTACCAGCGATTTTGTCAAGCCAACCGTATTAGGAACGGCTTTGCTGTTGGAGTCAACCCGTACTCTGTTGAGTGGGATGATTTGGCCAAACATGTCGAGAGAGTTGACAATCCATCTAAAAAGAGAGTTGGTGCTGGTGATTTCAAGGGTTTCGATGGCTCTGAGAAACCGATCATACACCAGGCCACACTTGGTATTATTAACCGATTTTATGATGATGATCCACGCAACCAACGCATCCGTGAGGTTTTGTGGCTTGAGCTCACAAATTCAGTACACATACGTGGTCGTGATGTTTATTGCTGGTTTTCCAGCTTGCCCAGTGGCCATCCTCTTACTACCTTGGTGAATAATCATTATAGTCATATATCATTTCGTATATGTTTTTTAAACGCGGCTGGTAGGGTTAGTGGTGTTTCACATTTAGGCAGACATAATCAGGTCCTCCGCAGTTTTACCAAAAACGTCAAACTTGTCACGTTTGGTGATGATAATATTTTTGGTGTCAGTAATCTTGTTAAGGATTTCTTTAATGAGATGACTTTGGTTGGTCTCATGTCCGAGATTGGTCTTACGTATACCACTGAAATGAAGGCGGAGGCTACCGTCCCCTTAAGGACTATTGATGATGTCACCTTCCTTAAGCGATCTTTCAGAGAAGACCTTGATCTTGATCGTATTGTTGCCCCATTGGATATAGATGTGATACGTGAGATGCCCTATTGGACCAAGAAGGGTTCGCAAAGTTTATCTATAACGCAAGATAACTTTGAAAAGGCGCTCGTTGAGTTATCTTTGCACGATAACGGTACTTGGTTGGACAATGCCCCCAAGATGATACGTGGTTATAAATCCACGACTGGGCGTTCTCCTAAGTGCAGTGGTCAGTTTGAGCTGAAACTACAAGCCTCTAAGATAGTTGATTGGTACTGACTTGCGCACGTCCGGGACGACGTTAAACATCTAATTTGGTGGGTTTTTGAAACCCAACGTAAGATAGGCGATTCTTCAAAGGTTGGTGTCTTATTCACTACTCTACTCGGGTTTGCAGCCCGGCTAGTTTTATAAATTGCATCTAAAAGTACAACAAGTAACAGGATCGATCCGGCCGTTCAATCGGATCAACCAACCCACAGCGAGTCGCGAGTTCACTCCACAAATGTTCTCAAAAAAGAGTTTCGGTCTCTCTCTGTCAAAGAGACCCCAGCCCCTTGTTTCGCCTGTTCCGACCGGTTTTATTGCAAGAGGCATGATCCCTGGCTTCTTACCGGTTGCTGGAGCGATGCTTTCGACAGGTGTCAATCTTCGACCGGCACGTGTGCGCTTCACGTTGCTTGCCCACAAGCTGGCGGTCAAAATCCAGATGCTATCTCTGAGGGCAATGCCTTTGAAGAGGCAGTCCTCCCATCCGTCCCTGTTGAAAATACAACCACTCAGTTCACTACTGATGCTGAGTCAACCGTTGCGAAGGTTCTTCACCCGTCTAAAACGAATTTCAACCTCGTTAAAGCCTCGACTGATGGCGATCATGAGGATATTAAGAGATTCCTTGCAAAACCCTATAATCTCCTTACTGGTTCTTTTGCCACCACTGATAACTCTTCCACCTTTAGTAATATCAATATATATTCTGGTGTTATTGACACTGTTGGCGTCTATGTTAACAAGCTACAGGGATTCTTCTCTGTCAGGGCTGACACCCGTTTGAATTTAGTTGTTAACGGTAACAAGTTCCAGCAGGGTAGGTACATAATGGCTTTCCTTCCTGATGGTGGTGTTGAGGGTTCTCTCAATAACGTTGTCCCTTTTGAGAAGCGTTTGAAGTGGGATCTCACCACCATTACACAACTGCCACATGTCGAGATAGACATAGCAACACAATCCGACGCCATACTTGAGATTCCATATTCCTCTGTCACCACATCATATCCTATGATCAGCAACTCTCAGGGTTTTGGATCTCCAGGTTTTGTCTTTCTCTACCCTTATTCGACCTTGGTAGCCCCTACTGGTTCCACCACAGCATCGTTCAATCTTTTCATTTCTTACCATAATGTCACTCTTGGATCTGCAGCTGTACCGCAGTCCGGTAGGATGATCCGTACCTCTATGTCTCAGCAGAATTATAAAGGTGGTGGATCCGGTAGGGTTGGCAAAACTGTCTCAGAGGATGAGCAGAGTAGTGCGGGTATTCGTCCCATATCAAGTATCGCGCATGCTGTTGGTAATCTTTCTAGGACTGTCGGCACTGTTATACCGTCCATTAGTTGGCTTACCAGTCCTGTTACATGGTTTAGTGACATGACTGCTGGTATAGCTACTATGTTCGGACTAAGTAACCCAATTACTCTGGAAGCTCCAATGCGTGTGTCTCAGGGTTGTGCCCAGTATTCGAACAACGCTGACGTCATAGACACTGCTATTCCCCTTTCCATTATGGCCCGGAATCAGTTAGAGCTTATGCCATCCCTGTCTCCTACTGACGCTGATGAAGCGTCTTTTGATTTCTTTAAAACCACCCCTGCCTTTTGGAAATCTTTCACTTTAAGTACAGGTGATACTGCTGGACTTAATATTTTCAATGCTTACCTTACCCCTGAGACTTTCTGCAAAACATATACCTACAACGCTAAGACTATTGTTTCGTCTACCCCCATTAGTTATCTGTCCCGTTTTTTTAATAATTATAGGGGTGGTTTTGTTTTCCACTTTAAGGTGGTCAAGACAGAGTTCCATTCTGGTAGATATGCTATCCTCTTCCAGCCCTTTGAGCCTTCCACCGGCATGAGCGCTGGTAACATTAGTGAGGTTAATTCTACTTTTTGTCATAGAGAAATTATTGACATTAGAGAGTGCACCGAGTTCACCATCCATGTCCCTTATGTTTCCGTTGTTCCGTATAAGCGTATGTGGGCTAATAGTAACGCTGGTGCGTTTGGAATTATACAAATGATATGCATCAATCCGCTTAACGCGCCATCATCTGTTTCTTCTACTGTTACCCTTTTGGTTGAAGTGTGTGGTGATTCTGAGTTTGAGCTCTCTATTCCTAGAAACTTTATTAGCCTTATGGCTACTCCCAACTTCTCTCAGTCCGGTTGGAAGCCTGTTAGAAATATAGGCTCTAGCGCTACAGACACTATGGTTGGTTCTACTGAGCTCAATAGTGATGATTCCATCAATGCTAGATTGTGCGTGGGTGAGAAATTCACTAGTATCTATCAACTGCTTAAACAATCAAGAGAGATAATTACATCCTTTTCGGCGGCGAACTTTTACAGCACTGATCCCTTTTATCAACCCTCAGACTATTTCACCACTATACTCCATGTTGCTGATAGCGCTGGTTCTGATGTTATGTCGATGTTGTGTCAGTGTTATTTGTACTCTCGTGGTTCCGTTCGTTATAGGCTCTTCGATTCCGCTCCTCCTGTGACAGCCACTTCGGCTATACTGGTTACTACCAATGCTGGCACTGCGAATTTCTCAGCCCCAGCTTCTACGGCCGCAAATTCCAATAAGAGTATGCGTCTCGCCTGTAATCCACAACAGCAAGGATGTACTGAATTTGCTGTTCCTGGCTATGCATCTTCTTTCACCCGAGTGAACCACACATTACTCACAAATTCCACCTCCGGACTGTATATACAGTACGGTGATTCTTATTCATCGCCTATTCAGATTGCGGTGGATACTCGCCAGGCCGGCACCTCTAAGGTGTGGCGCCAAGTCGGCGATGACTTTCAAGTGGGCTTCTTTATAGGATGCCCCTTGTTAGTCTTATAGACTTATAAAATTTACTCGCAGCTCGCAAGGCTGAAGTGCTTGACAACACAATTACGAGTAGTCCCCTATATTCTTGGAAATTTTCCGGTTTACACCTAGAACATTTCCCCGGCCCCCCGGATATAGGGGTCGGGGCGAGCTCGTGCGGGTAGCACGAGTTTTAGCGACAGTTAACACGCGCCCAGCGTGGGGTCTAGCGCATCTCTCATGATGGAGAATGTGCGAAATATCTCCCTCTCGCCTTCCGCATTTATGCGGGGGTCAAGAATTTTCA